CCCGAACTGGCAAACGAAGCACGGAAAACGATCACAGACAGGCTCGGACCGCAAGCAATCGGCAGAGACGGAAAACCCACACTCGACGCGCTCAAACAGGCGCTGAGGATGTGATAACCAAGATTTTACTAAGCCATGAAAACACGTCAAGCTCAAAAAAACGAACCCTCGCAAGATCAAGGGAAGAAAGTTCGCGGCCGTCCAACTTTGGCGAATGACGAGCGCAAAAACAAGATCCTCGACGGAATCTCGAAAGGCACGCCATTGACGGTCATCTGTCGCGAAATTGGCATTGCTGACTCGACGGTTCGCGATTGGATGGGCAATGACGAAACCTTTTCCCGCGACATCGCACGCGCGAGAGAACTGGGATTCGACGCGATAGCAATGGAGGCGCTGAGGATCGCCGACACGCCACTGGAAGGAATCGAGCATACCGACACACCAGACGGTCCGAGGATCAAGCGTGCCGACATGCTGGGGCATCGCAAGCTACAAGTCGAAACACGTCTCAAGCTCCTCGCCAAGTGGGACCCGAAACGTTACGGCGACATGGTTCGCCAAGAGATCAGCGGGCCAGACGGCGCACCGATTGCTCAAGCGACTGTTTCACTCTCACCTGAGCAAGAAGGCAATCTTGCCGCACTCGTTGAACTAGCCAAAGGAAAGGCAAAAAAATCATGACAATAGAAATTCTCAATTTGATAACTCAACTGATGATGTGCGATGATCCGACAATGCTAAAAGAGTCAGATCGCGACAAATTAGACGCATGGGCAGACGAACAATCTAGATTGCTTGGTTTTCGCAACTGGATTGACGCATACCACTGGAATAAAAATGACTCCGACTGAGTTTTGCGTTCGAGTTCTAGGCATTGTGCCATACCTTTGGCAGTGCGAAGCCATGGAGTCGGTGGCGATGGAACAGCCGACAAGCGTGGTCGCAGCGAACGGCAGCGGCAAGACGGCGCGCCTTGTGGCTCCGCTTGTGCTATGGTTCCTGCATGAGTTCCCGCGTGGGCAGTGCATCTTCACGAGTGGCTCATGGATGCAGATTGAGAAGCAGCTATGGGGTGCCGTCAAAGTCTATCAGCATCGGTTCCCGCATTGGCGCTTCATGAGCGAGGAGCTTCGCACGCCCGAAGGTGGCTATGCTTTCGGATTCTCAACCGACAACTCAGGACGAGCGGAAGGACATCACCCGAAGATCGGCGGCGATGTGGATCCAGTATTCCTGATCATTGACGAAGCCAAGACGGTTCCAGACGCTATCTTTGAAGCGTTTGACCGATGCACGCGGAAGTTCGAGCTTTGGGTATCATCCCCGGGAGCGCCGCGAGGTCAGTTCTACGATTCGTTCCACAAGAACGCGAGCCTCTACAAGACGATCCGGGTGCCATCGACCGACTGCGCTCACATCAGCGCGGAGAAGCGAGAACTGGATCGAATCAAATACGGCGAATCACATCCGCTCTACCGCTCAAAGCACCTCGCCGAGTTTACCGAGGACTTCGATCGATTGGTTCTCGCACCAGACTTGCTGCGCAATGCACTCGATGCTCAGCCGAAGCCGAACGCTCACGGCGAGATCGTAGCATTCTGTGACTTCGCCGCGGGACGAGACGAAAACGTTCTGGCAATTCGCCGCGGGAATCACGCTCGCATCGTGAAGGCATGGCAGGAACGAGACACAGTGCAGGCAGCGCGGGAATTTATACGAATGTTTGAAGCCGAAGGACTAAGCGCAGGGCAAGTCTGGGGAGATGCAGACGGACTAGGCACAGGCTTCTGCGACCAGTTCGCGGAGCTTGGCTGGCACATCAACCGCTTCCATGGCGGGAAGCCAGCGAGCGAGAAGGACGAATACGCAAACCTTATCGCGCAGGTCTGGCACGTTGCTAGTCGTGAGCTTGAGCGCGGGAGAATACACGTCGGCGAACTCGATCCGATGACGTTCTCGCAGATCACCACGCGGAAAAGCGAATGGAATGAAACAGGCAAGCTGCGCGTCGAATCAAAGGAAAAGATGGCAGCGAAAAGCATGAAGTCACCGGACCGCGCTGACGCATTGCTTGCTTGCATTGCGCTCGGCAGTCGCATCAGCGGAGCCATGACTGGGGCAGCATCGGTTACCACATCACGGAACACATTTGCAAGTCGAACGGTCCGAGGGTTTAACGCTTTGTGATTTTATTGTTGACGCTTGCAAAAAAACAAGTGATTGTTGCGCTGCAATGAAAGCAAAAATCGAAATACCAACTAGAGAAGAAATAGACCCGAACGGATTATTTAGTGACAAGCAACACGAGGCGCTTAAAATATTCTTAACTAAGGGGACATGGAGTGAGGCGGGTAATTTTTTTGGGATAAAATGGAGTGAAGCTGAAATCATGTGTCGTGCGATGATTGCTGGCATGACAGAATGGCAGTTGACTTTAAGTACGAGAACTTGTAACGCGCTTAATAATTCAAATATTTACACTAAAAAGCAAGCATTAGCATTCATCGCGAATGGATGTAAGGCACGCAATTTTGGTAAAAAATCAATGAATGAATTATGTGTGGCATTGAAATTGCCACAACCAGAAAAATCATTTAATTGGGGAATAAATAACGAAGGAGAAATAATTTTTCCTCGTGGGGCGTGCATCAGTGTTGGCGATTTAGAGAAAATCTTGGGATACGCCAAGAAAGCAATGATGCGAATTTGAAGCAACAAAGCGCTCTGTAAATTTGAGCTTGCCATTGGCTGCATTGCATGCTATTGCGATGCTCACCATGACCGCAGACGAACGAAAGGGCATCGTAGCGCCTTTGCCAGCTTCCTACCGCACGCAGGACTATGACCTTGCCAATGTAACGCCAGAGCAAGTGCGCAGCATTCTGCGCAACGTGCGCACCGGCAAGCTGGAGGATCAAGATCGCCTTTTCCGCATGATGGTCGATTCGTGGTCGCGTCTACGCAAATGCATCAACGAGATCGCTGGCAACGTGACGGCTCTCGACATCATTATCAAGCCAGGTATTCGCGAAGGGGCCGAGGAGCCAACACCGCAGGCATTGCAGATCCACGAAACAGTAGAACGAGCGCTTGAATCGTATGCACCACGTCCGAGCCATTGGGAACTCGACACCAAGGGTATGATCAAGGCGCTGATTGACGCCTATGCGAAAGGGATCAGCGTCGTGGAAATCATCTGGCACACCGAGAACGGCATCGTCTCACCGCGCTGCTACGCTCCAGTACCTGCCAAATATCTCGCCTATCCATCGGCATCGAATGAGATCGACAGGCTCATGATGGCACCGAACGGCGTCAACTATGACACGCTCATCGACTTCCCACCTGACAAGTTCCTGATCGCCATCTGGCAGCAAGGAGGCTGTCATCCGATCCATTCGGCAAACCTCCGCGCTCTCACAAAGTTCTGGCTCGGTGCAATCTATGGTCTCGGCTGGTTTATGCAATACGCGCAGCTCTACTCGATCCCATGGAGACATGCGGAAACCGACGGCAGCGATGAGGCGATGATGAAGGCGCAGGAGATGCTGGAGAACATCGGCACCAGCGGCTATGCGGTCACAGGACCCGGGGTAAAGTTCTCCATCATGGACGGCATCAAGGGAGGGGAATCGCTGCCACAGGTCGCGCTGATGAACGAGTCAGACAAAGCGTGTGATATTCTCATGCTGGGTCAGACATTGACCACGGACGTGGGCAGCAGCGGAAGCCGAGCGCTTGGCGACGTTCATGCAACGGTCCGCGGCGACATTCTACAAGCGGTCGCGACATGGATCGGGCAGGTAGTCACGACACAGTTGATTCCATCAATCGTTCGTATGAATTACGGCGCAGGAATCGCCAGCGAGGATATGCCTTATGCTGAAATCGTGATTCCGCAGCCGAAAGATGAGAAGGCAATCGCCGAGCGCATCAAGATCGTCACGAAGGACATTGGTCTGCCGGTCTCGAACAAGTGGATCTACAACGAACTCGGAGTCGAAGAACCGCAAGAGGGCGAGGCACTATTCGGCGAGGTCGAAGATCCGCTCCCATTGTTGCCAGAGATCACCGAGGCGGCACGCGCTGACATCGATTTTAGACCGACCGAGGACATGGCGAAGGCAGCGCAGGACGCGCTTGAGATTCGCCGACAGAAGCCAGCATCGGAGCGTGGTATGACCTCAGTGGGCATCGCACGGGCAAGGGACATTTCCAACCGTTCCGAGCTATCCGCGGAGACAGTGAAGCGCATGGTTTCCTTCTTTGCTCGTCATGAGATCGACAAGAAGGGCGAGACATGGGGTGACAAGGGCAAGGGCTGGCAGGCATGGCACGGCTGGGGCGGCGACGCTGGCAGAGAGTGGGCAAACGCAAAGCTCAAACAGATCGAGAATGACTGATGAACAGATGCGTGAGGTCGCGGGGCAGTGGCTCTCGCCGGTGGATCAGATCTTTGCTGACCTGATCGACAAGAGCCATCACATGACCGCAGGCGCATTTCAGATCGAGGTTCAGCAGGTCATCGACCGCATTCCGCAGTTGTTTTTCCTACTCGACAAACGAGCGCTTGAAACGTCACTCGAAAACGAGATCGGCGCGGCAATCGTCAAATCACTGAAGCGTGAACTATGAAAATCACCATCACAGCCACAGGACTCGATCCAGTGAAGGCATCAATGATTCGCCTGCAATCGGCATCGGTGCGCAAGGTCGCTGTTCTCACCGGCGCTCAGGACGCTCTGGAAGTCGTCGAAAAATACTACAACATGAACGGATCGCGGCTATGGGAAAACCCATCGCTTCCGACTCATGGTCCGGGTAGGAAAAAAACTCAGTGGTGGCGCAAAGTCTCAGGAAGTTGGTCGATCATGGGAGCGAGTGGATCAGGCGTGACACTGCGCAGCAAAGGTGCCATCGGGTTCTCGCACAAAGTTACCGGCGGTACGATCACCGCGCGGCGTGCAAAGTTCCTCACGATCCCAATCGTGCCAGAAGCGCACGATCTGACAGCTCGGACATACAGCCGAACAATCGCCCCACTATTTGCGGTCAAGGGAGTGCTAGCGCAGGCAGATGAAAACTCCCCGACTGGCATCAAGCCAGTGTTCGTGCTGAAGAAATCCATCACGCAGAAGCCATGGAAGAATGCACTTCCACCGGAGCAATCCTACATCAACGCATTCGCGAATGGAGCGCTAGAAAGCATCATTGCACAGGTCGAAAGTGCTACTTAAAGAAAAGTAATTACAAGCCGAAAGCGAGTGGTAATCTTCTATTCGAAATGGCGAACGAAATCATCAGTGCATCATTCCAGACCGAAGTGGAAGCTTTGGCTGAGAGCATTGTATATCTCCCTGAAGGCGAGCATGAAATCCATGCTACTGTGAACGGCAAACCTGCCAAGCGCAAGGTCACGGTCGACGAGTCGATCCTCGCTGCATTCGCAAGCGACCTGCAAGCTCGCCAATCTCGCAACGTGCGACCATTCGCAGGCTTCGATCACAAAGCCGGTCCTGCATCATTCATTCCTAAAGAGTTCCGCTATGAAACGGGCGTTGGGCTTGTGCTGGACATCGAATGGACACAAGCAGGTAAAAGCGCCATCGAGGGCAAAGACTACTCCTATTTTTCCCCAAACTTTCTACTCGCCAACGGCACTCCAGCAGGTCTGCCGACACACGGTGAGATCGGTTCGCTCGTTAACGAGCCAGCATTCGAAGCGATGGAAAAGATCGCTGCATCATACAACGAAACCAATATGGACATCAAACCACTAATCGAACTCGGACTTGTTGCCGAGGATGTAGACCCTGAGAAAGCAATGGAAATTGCCAAGCTCGAAATCGAAGCCATGAAAAGCAAGATCGCTGAGATCGAAGCTGGATACATGACGAAAGAAGCCGATGCAGTGCAAGCTGCTGCCAACCATGCGACCGAGCTTGAAACAGTCGTTG